AATGGAGAGGCAGGATGGGAAGCTGCATCAGGTGGTGGCGGAGGTTTAAGTTCTGACGCACAGAATAATACTGTTGGCGGTAGTAATGCTGGTGACAGCATCACTAATGGTACTAATAATACTTTTTTCGGTTATAACGCTGGAACAGCAACTACTGCTCAAAATAGAAGCACTGCTTTTGGAAGTGAAGCTTTAGCCGCTGCAACTACAAACTCTGGTGACAACAGTGCTTTTGGGCATGAAGCAGGAAAAACAATTACTAGCGGAACTGCCAATACTTTATTGGGGAGAAGGGCTGGTCAATCAATTACAAATGAAACTGGCAATGTTGTCGCTGGATTCATGGCTGATACCGAAGGTAGTTATAATGTTATATTAGGGCAACAAGCTGGTCAAAATAGTACAGGTGGCAATAGTGTTGTTATTGGTACTTTTGCTGGACAAGATTTTACAGGTGCTAGTAATCATTATATTGGTTATCAATCGGGGAAAGATGCCACTTCTTCAACTGCAAATGTATGTAATGGGAGAGAAAGTGGTAAAGCACTCACTTCGGGTAGTTACAACACTTGTCTAGGACATGAAGCTGGAAAAGCTTTAACCACTTCTGGTTATGGAGTATATATTGGTTATAAGGCTGGAGAAACATACAGTAGTGAAAACCAATTTGGAGCTTCTGCTGTATGTGTTGGAGCACAAGCTGGTGCAACTGCAACAGGTGTTAAGAATACACTTATAGGTACTAAAGCTGGTCAAAATATAGGATCAGGAAGTAATTGTGTAATTATAGGAAACGAAGCTGGACTATTTGGAAGCGGTAGCTATAACGTTGCAATAGGAGGAGGAACATTAAGTGCAGCATCAGGTGCTGGTTCTAACAATGTTGCAGTAGGATTCAATGCTGGAAATGATGTAACTACAGGCGATGACAACACTTTTATAGGAACAAATGCCGGTGATACTGTAACAACTGGTGATAACAATATTGCTTTAGGACATGATGCAGCCCCTAGTTCTAACACAGTATCTAATGAAATCACTTTAGGTGATTCCAATATTGCTACCTTACGTTGCAATGTACAAACAATCAGTTCACTTTCAGATAGAAGAGATAAAACAAATATCAATACTCTTGATCTTGGTTTAGATTTTGTAAAATCTTTAAACCCTGTCAAGTTTAAATGGGAAACCAGAGATGGTAATGGAAAAGATGGATCGTACGAAGCTGGCTTTATAGCACAGGACTTCCAGCAATTACAAAAAGATAATAATGCTGATTATCTTAAACTTGTTATGGATACCAACCCTGACCGTTTAGAAGCTTCTTACGGTAAACTTATACCAGTTCTTGTCAAAGCGATTCAAGAACTTACAATAGAGGTTGAAACACTTAAATCAAATGGCTGAACGTACTACTGATGAGGTTGCAACTATCTTCACTAATGCTGGAGATAGCGTAACTGTAATTAACGAACTTGCTGCTTTGTCTTCTCTAACAGATGAACAAAAAGATGAAGTAAAGAGAAACGTTGAACACCTTGAAATTATCAAGGCTTACAAAAAAGAAGATGGTACTACTAGTATCTGGGGTAGTGAAGACTTTACAGCACAGGATGCTGCTGTAACATTAGGCAAGACCAAATATTAACTTATGCCTAGAAAAACAACAGAAGAACTTCAACAAGAACTTCAAACGTTACAGAAGAACTTTGACGAAGCTGTACAGGTTCAAAAAAATTGTCAGAACAGAGCTATTGCTATCAATGCAATCTTAGCTGATAGAGCAGAAGAAGAACCCGAAAAAAAGAAAACAAAAAAGGAATCTTAATTAGGACTTGTCCTGTCTGCGGTAAATCTTTTGACACAATGGAACAAAGAAGAATTTATTGCAGTGGTGCTTGTAAAACAAGATCATGCAGATCTAAAATTGTTACTTAAGTTTTTCTTGCAACTGCCTAGTCATTAAACTCATAGTGACATAAAGAGGGCTGATTGCTACGATAAGAAACAATACGACTACTGACATAAGTGCTGTAGCTCGTGCTATCTGTTCTTTAATCATGAGAAAAGTTTTAGACATTATTACCATCGTAACTGGAATTCTTATGTTAGGAATTTTAGGCGGTGGTTTTTTTACATACAAGTATGTCCAATCACCCCAATTCCAAAAAAAAATTATGGATAAGGTACTTGGCGAAGTCCAAGGATTAATCCCAGATGTACTTGGCAATGCACTACCTGATATGACAGGGCCATCAATACCAACACCATCTCCTATGAAAGAATTAAAATTTTAATTGGAAATACCTGAGATACATATACCTGATGTTCACATCCCATATACCTATGTGCCTGACTATAACCATTCAAATGTACAAGTTATAGGTTGCACTTACTACCACAGAGATACAAAAAATACAGGCAATAGAAATTTATTAATAGAAGATTCTAATGGTGTAGTGTCAAATTGTCCGTACCCTAGTTATAACCCATTAAATTATGTACCAGATCAATTAATAATTACTGAAGAGATGCCTAATCTTGCTAATGAAGGTGAAATGCCAACAAGCGAAACACCACAACCTGAAATACCTAAAGACAAAAAAAAAGAAACTGAATACAAACCTTGTCCTCCTAGAAATGCACCATTTAGAAAAGGAGATTTTAAAAACGAGCTTCGTATTGAAAGACTGTTAGACTATGAAAAAGACGTATCAGATGGTTCTTGTAATGCGGTCTGGGAAAAAGTACCTTTTGTCGATCAATACATCCCAACGGCTAGCGTGGTTGTCTCTACTATTTTTATCGCTAGTGTGGCTGCGACTACACCTATTATTATCCAGCTTATAAAACCTTTGATCAAGCAACTTATAAAGAAGGTTACTTCTCGGAAGTCAAAGAATGAGAGTGAGGAATTACCTGACCGGGAGGAACTGTAACTGCAATACCTTCACATATAGATGCATACTTACCAGTAAAAGTTACACCTAATTTTCCCTGCTCACCACATACCTTAAGCCTAAAAAGGGCAAGCTCTAATTTTCCCTTTTCATATAATAATTTTTGATTTTTTATATTTACCTCTGTTGCCTGATGGCATAGTGCAGGTGCTTTGCCTAGCGGAATACTAAACTGTGCTGATATACCGTAGTTTAAATTGTAGTTATCTTTTTCAAACCTTGGTGTTTCTTGGACATACTTGATAGCACCTGTATCTTCGTCATAAATATTTTGTCTAGTCACAGTTTCTTTAGGACGATTAAATGACCATGCATCAGTTACATAAGGAGTAATGGTAAGGCTAGGAGAACTACAAACAATACCTTGACTCATCCTAAATTGTGGAGTTGAGCTAGGAGCAATCATAGTAGCGTTGTTATTAACTGTTCCCTGTGCGTTGCTAGAGGGGCTCGCAACGGTTGTATTAGCTAAAACTTTACTTGGACATAACAATAATAAAATTACTGCCCAAACGTAGTTTCTACGGTGGTGGTAGTGGTTGTGTTTATTGTGCGATCTATTGTAGTTATTGTGTCTAGTCCGGGAGAAATTATTGACTCGACCAAACTGAAAGGTTGACCTGCGTTTACTATTTTCCATCTAGGCACACTTTCCAACGTAGGACTTGTATATGAAAAGTTAATCCCATTAACTGTTTGCGTAGCTTCTGCGGTAGGAATAGCATTAATATAACCATTGACATCCGCACTCTCTATGTTCGTGCCTGAGACGCTTAGAGAGTACCCTGTACGAAACTGATGAGATACCACCTGCTCTGTTATTACACTTTGTGTTTGGGAATTTGTGCTTGAAGATCCTGTACGAAAGGTTGGTACTACTGGGTTTGCAAAGATTTTGAAAGGAAATATTATTAAAAGTAGCAGCCAAAATTTAGTCAATGGTAATGGTTACTGTTGTTGATCCTATGCAACTAGAGCCTGATCCAAATGCACCACTACAAGTATGAACACCTGACGATAAAGAAGTCATAGCACCTGATCCTAAAGTACCTCCACTACCTATTGTTGTTTGTCCTGATAGATGAGGTAATGCTGCTATGCCTGATGAAGGAGTAATTGCACTTGGAGTAGCATCCCCCATATTTATAGCTTCCGTTAACGAAAACGCTGACCCTGCTGTAGTGACTGATTTATCAGTTTGTATAAGAGCCGGAACACCTGCGGTTAAACTGCCTATATTTAAACCACCTATTTGTTGTGCCGTAGTAGATCCACCACTAGTAACTGAAGGAGTTATGTTGTTACCTGATATTGAATATGTAGTACCCAATTTATTTGTTACAGAGTACGGCATGTCTACACTTATCTGTGCAGATGTCGTAAATTTTTGAGTGATGTCTGCTAATGCAACAGTAGGGCTGAACAATAGCAGTAGTGCAAATAGTTTTTTCATTTTTTTGGTTTGGGATCTACTATTTCCGCATTTTCAATACGAAGCGGAGTCTCAATTCTAATCGTTTGGTAATTACCAGACTGTGATGCTAGTAACGCTTCTACTTCCTTTTTGTTTAATGGTTTTTCATCTGGTTTAAATGTACCGTCACCTCTTTTCTTAGCACCTTCCAAACCAAAACTGGCTAATGCTCCTGTCAGCAAACTTGCAGGAAAAGTTATATCTTTGGGTTCGTTACTGTAACCGGGTAAAGATATGTAGTTAAGGGATACTATAAAACCACTCCAAGCAACAACACTAAGTCTTACGATTACAGATATGAAAGCTAACTGTTCTTCTTTATCAGTAATGTTTTCTTTTAATTTTTGTAATGGGCCTTTTTTAATTTCTTCTGTCATAACTAGTTTTATTAGTCATACTATACATAATTACCTATTTACGCAAATGACAGAGGTACAAGCGATGTTGATAGGAGCAGCAGCTACTGCTTTTGTTATGGTTTTATCTAACATGAGTAACCGTAGAGAGAAAACTATTATTGATATCTACACTAGATTAAACAAGTTGTCGCAAGCGGTTAGCAGAATAGAAGGCAAGATACAATAACGTGTGCTATGTTTGGAAAAACAAACAAACTATGTACAA